TCACACACTGTAATCTGTAAACCCTTAGTCATGCCCTCGTTAGTTTCAAACTTAGAATAGTATTGTTCTTGGCTACAAGTCATAGCTATCAATAACATTAGGTAGCTCATAAACTCACCACTCCTAATCCTATTAAGTAAACAATCACAAGCACAGCTAGTGCTCCTAGTATGTAGTCTCCTAAATCACTGTCCATTAAAAACTCCAACATAGGGTTATCCCTAAGACAGACCCTACGAAGTTAGCAGCTAGGTCTCCTCGATCTACTCTCTCATCAGTAGCCTCTTTCATAATACCAACCACGTTAGCCGCAACTAGTGCATAGAACATAGACCTCATTTTAGTGTGGCCGCTGTCTCTTGAGGTAATGTAAGTTAAGGATGAGATAATAGTGGTAGCTGCGATATGTTTCTTCTTGTCTCTTTCTAAAGTATGACCTGATAAGTGGGTCATGAGTATTAGTAATGTGATTATGTACCTCATCCTAATATCCAATCGGTATATATAATACGGCAAACATCATCATGAGCACCGCAAACATCACTACCCCTACAAAGATTAGGGTTATATATAGGGCTTGTTTAATCTTCTCCATTACATCGTCCCCTTCTCTAGGCTTTCCATGTTCTTATGGAAGGTGATACCTAGCTCAGATAGGAGTAGACTAGTAGCCTCATACTCATCCATAGCTCTAGCCTCTTGATGCCTAACTCCATGTAGGTAACGATTAACAGAGAGCAGTGTAGCTCTGAGCCTATCGTTAATCTCTTTTTGCCTTAAGATGATATCTCTTAAAGATTGTACTTCATCCATCTAGATCTCCTAATGTTTCAGTTAATATACATTATGTGCTATTCATTATCAAGACTTATCTTTTAAGTGCTTAACTAGTTTAGGGTTAATCTTTAAGTGCCAAGGTGCTGCTTTGAAGACCTCCCCCAATATATACTTTCCCTCATATCTGTAAGTACCTACTAGACTCTCCATCCTATAACCTTGAGTGCCGAGGTTCTTACCTGTCATTTTAGCTGCAGCTTTGTTAATATCAGCTCCCTCTAAGGTCAGCTCATCAGCATCATACTTCTCTTTCTCAATAAGAGAGATGGCAGCTTTCAAAGTAGGGGAGAGGTGACACTCCATAAACTCATTAAACTTCTCACCCAGAAAGTTAGTGTGAGCTCCTGCACTTGTTATCATCTCTGGGGGGAGGTTCTTCTCACAGTAGTCTTTAATGTATAAACATATATCTGCTAAGGTTTGAGAGTCAGGATCTAAGATGTCCTCATTAAAGCTAGTAGCTCTAGGCCTACCCCAAGCCTCCTCGAGTTTAACTTTACATATATCTAATACTGTAAACTTTCTCTCATCAGGTTCTAAGTACATGTCTGCTACGTTATTATGGAAAAACATAAAGTTACCGTACACCTCTTCAGTCACTCCAGTGTCTTGACCCTTTGCTTCGATATTCTGGAATCTATTAAAGGCCTGCTTGATAAACCTATGCTTATCCTTATCTACCCGATGCTCATCAAAGAGGATTAGTAACCTATTTCTAAACTCACTATTAAACTCTTTACGTCCAAAGCCCTTGGTCACTGTGAGACTGTACTGCATACCTACTGCTGCCATACATATATTGTAGAAGGTATTCTTACCTGCTCCAGGTATACCGTTCAATACAAGCCCTGTACCGTTCCTTATATTGAAGATTAGACGATACATCCAAGCCATAGCCACATGGATCTGCTGTTTGTTCTTCATGAAGAGATGATTCATGAAGTCTTTAAAGTCTTTAGGGTTTGCTCCTGAAGCTGTCTTATTAGTCCATACAGGAGCTTGATAGATATTCAACCTAGTCATGTCACCTACTTTACTAGAGGTCTCATTACTCGTAGGGTCAAACACGCAGGTTACTACTGGAGTAGCTTGAGTATCTTTCATCTGTTTAGCTAGCTTGTCAGGAAAGAAAGCCCAGTAAGCTCGTGGCTGGATATTAGTTAAAGCCATAGTCTTAAGATTAACCACATGCTCCTTGCCTGTAAGAATATCTATGACTATTCCAAAGCCCTCCATTGAGAAGCTGTCTAAGAAATACTCCGAAGCAAGTGGAGAAGCCGCAATATTGGCTCGTTGATATAGCTCATTGTATATATTCTCACACACATCTTTAAACTCTCCAGCCTTTGTAGCGGCCAAAAGTATGAAGGGTCCTGTCTCCTCAGTGTGGGGTAGTAACGTTACTGCCTCTTTTTTAAACTGAGCTAGGGTGTATTCTCTACCCTCTAACACTAGTTTTTTATTTTTTATATTGGGTTCTAAGGACTCGAATAGGTCCAGATGCTTTATAGACATAGGTCACTCCTAAGATGTATCACTAGTGTAGGGTGATGTGCCTTATATATTCTTTTTATTTCTCTCTTTTATTAAAAAGAAAAAAATGAAATTTTAACAAGGCACGTATCACCACAGCGAGTCATAGTATTTGAGGTAGTTAAAACTTTAACGACTTCTTTTGTATGATCAGTAGTGGAGTTACGTTGGCACATCATGTTTTTTATTCCCTAGTGTTTGGGTTGTTTAATCGGTTAGACTAAAGCTACTGTAATAATTACAGCGAGTCAAACAAAAAAAAGCCTACTTTTAACAGTAGGCTTTTTAATCTAACCAACAATTCAACCCCAACAAGGATAACAGTGTGCGCTGCTACGTATTGGAGACTCCAAAATATATAGTGTAAAGCAGAAAGTCAAGGTATATAGTCAGTTATTCATTAATAGGGGGCTATGTAGTGGATACCTTTGGACCTAAGAAGCGTACAAAATCACAGATAGGTAAAGCATCTAAAGCTAAAGGAGCTGCTGGGGAGCGTGAGCTTGCTCACTTCTTATCGTTTCACAAGTTTCCAGCTATTAGAGGGGTACAGTACCAAGGCGGTAAAGACTCCCCAGATATTAAATGTGATAGGCTTTCCATGTTTCAGATTGAGTGTAAGCGGACTGAGAAGCTGTCTATTTATAAAGCTGTAGTTCAATGTGAGGAAGACTGTGGACCTGGACAGCTACCTTTAGTATGTCATAGACAAAACGGTAGGCCTTGGATTAGTATCTTAAGGACAGAAGACTTTTTAAATATAATGGATGAGTTAATAGAATTGAGAGAGACAGTAGATGCCCAAAGTAACTAAGAGCGTAGTAAAAAAGAAGAAAAAGGCGACAAAGGTCAAGTCTAAGAAGCTCAAAGCTCCTAAGAATCCTAAGGGGAGGCCTAGTGGCTTTAGTGAGGCTTTAGGCCAAACTATGCTAGACCTTTATAGGCAAGGTAAGACAGAGAAGCAAATAGCTGAAATTGTTGGTGTTTCAACTCAGACACTTTTTAATTGGAAGGGACAGCATCCAGATTTCCTTTATGCGCTGCGCGATGCGAAGCAAATAGCTAATACTATGGTGGAAGCTGCGATGTTTCAAAGGGCTGTAGGCTACTCCATCCCAGAGACTAAAGTCTTCTGCAATAAGGATGGGGAGATTACTACTCATACTATAGAGAAACACTATGCCCCTGATGCAGGTGCTCAAGCTTTCTGGTTGAAGAATAGAAAGCCTGAAGCGTGGGCAGATAAGAAAGAAGTCACAGGGACTATGACATTAGAGAGTTTGATTCAGGAGTCGCAAGAGCCTGAGATAATAATAGATGTAGTAAAGGATGAAGACGATGAATAGAAAAGTAGATACAATAGACGCTTCAGATCCTCTAGCTCCAGCTCCTTTAATACTCCCCGACCACATGGCTAAGGATGCTACTAAGTCAGAGAATCAAGTGATTAAGGATTATATAATGGATCTCGAGTCTAAATTAGTAGACTCAGGTAAAGTATTAAGCAGGACTAAGCAGATTATAATAGACTTGAAAGCTATGTTTGAGGAGAATCTAAAATTGATGTCAGACCTCGAGATGGAGAATATAGCTCTAAAGGATAAGATTAAGAATGGGTAAGCCAATAAGTGCTAGAAGTAATCATACAGTAGGTGACACTCACGATCACAGCGAGGTCACAGCTACTGATGTAGGGACTAAGCGAGGTTTAGACTTTGTAGCTCTTGGAGCAATACCTTCTAACTATGATGATATCGTCCTAACTTATACAGGATCTAACCTTACTACAGTAGTCTATCTATTAGATGCTGTTACTTTGGTCACATTAACTTTAACTTATACAGGCTCTCAATTAGATAGAGTGCAATTTACATGAATAAGAAGATAGTCTTTAAGGCTCCTATTGAAGGGTTTCAGTATCTCCAGGGAGATGCTTTCAACTACCATACAATAGATGCAGGACAGACTGTAGTTATCCCAGCCAATACACAATACTTACTAACAACTAAGATGACTATAGTAGGTGGCTTAACTATTAGAGGTCTTTTAACCGTAATAGACTTAGATGCTATGAGGTATAAGGTCATTAAGAGAGTGACATCTACCTCATATCAAATACTAATAGCTGATGAAGTAGTCTTTTATAATACAGATACTAATGCAGGAGCTGCTACTCTACCAGTAGGTATAGTGGGTAAGACTATTAAGATAGTTAACAGTGGGACATCAGGCAATGATCTTACAGTAGATGGATCTGGATCTGAGAAACTATTAGGAGTTACAAGTCTATTTACTTTAGTAGATGGAGAAGCTCTTAAGTTAACATACGACACTACAGAAGGTTGGTATTAATGAGTAGGCATCTCAATAACACTCGGTTACGAGACAGTGGAATAAGGATAAATTATGGCAGATGGAATAATTAACATAAGCACAGCAGTAGAACCTACAGCTACTCCAGACAGTGGGACAGCAGAAATATATGTAGACTCAACTACTAAGACCTTAAGAACTAAAGCAGATGATGGAGTCGTAACTGATTACACTGGTAGCTTTGCGGCTTCAGATATATCAGGACAGACTTTAGTAGTAGCAGCAGCTACTGATGGCATAGTCATTACAGATGCTTCAGATGGAGGTGCTCTTAAGAGAGTAACTACTCAGACTATTGTAGATCTAGCAAGTCCTGCTACTCCAACATGGACCGCATGGTCCACGGTTACAATCGATGGTGGAGGCTCTTTAACTTATACTACAGCTAACGGTAGATACTACATCTGGGGCAAAATGTTGTTTGCTCAATTTGATTTCGCACAAACAGCCGCAGGGTCAGGGAATATTAAAGTAAGTATAGACCCTCCTGGGGGCGTAACACTATTAGATTCAGCAACGTGCGGCACAGTTTCTTGGACTGATATGGGCAATAATAATGTCTTTTCCTCAATGGGCGTGGAGGCAGATGCCTCTAGTAATACTTTTTGGATACGCAGAGACAATAACTCAGCCTATGTTAGAGGTGGTACTATGATAGGAAACAACGGCAACGGATTTGGTTTTTATGTAATTGCGGCAATAGCTTAATGGATAACTTAATCTATATACCCTTTAGAAAAGGATCTATAGACTACATCATAGATATGGCTAGAAAAGGTAACTCCTTTGAAACCATAGCAGAAGTGACTAAGTTAAGAATATCAGTTATTAAATGTATAGTAAGAAAGTATGAGGGCAGAATTGGCATTAGGTAGGGTTAGAGATACAGAAGCAGACTTTTGGGCTAAGATGTCTAAACCTGCTATAGGTTGTTGGGAGTGGAGTTTAAGTCTCTCCCCTACAGGATATGGTAAGGCTACATATAAAAGTAAGGGTTGGAGAGCACATAGGTTAGCCCACTATCTTATGACAGGTGAGAAGCCTGAAGTAGTTATGCATACTTGTGATAATCCAGGGTGTTGTAATCCTTTACATTTAGTGGCAGGATCTCATAAAGCTAATATGAAGGATATGACCTTGAAGAATAGACAGCACAGACCTCAAGGCACTAAACACAGTCAAAACAAATACAGTGATGATATGATTTTAGAGATTAGAGATAGACATAGTAAAGGTGAGACTCAAGCTCACCTATCTAGAGAGTATGGGATATGTACAGGTTACGTATCCCAAATAGTAAGACGTATTAGGTGGGCACATATATGAGTGCTGTAGACACTATACGTCAATGGAGGAAAGATCCAGTGCAGTTTGTCAGGGATAACTTCAATGCTACCCCCGACTTGTGGCAGAAAGACGCATTAGAGGCTTATATATCTAAAGATAAGTCTAAGTATCGAGTTGCTCTTTTGGCCTGCGCTGGCCCGTAACCAGGCAAGTCTACTGTATTGTGTTGGCTCGGCTGGCACTTCTTAACATGCTTCGCAGAAAAGGATGAGCATCCTAAAGCTATAGCAGTATCAGTGACTCAAGATGTGCTGAAAGATACTTTATGGGCTGAGATGAGTAAGTGGCAAGGGAAGTCAGCCTTCTTAACAGCAGCTTTCCAATGGACTCAAACTAGGATCTTCGCTAAAGAACATCCTTCTACTTGGTTTATGTCTGCTCGCTCCTTTCCTAAAAGTGCTGACACTGAAACAATAGGTAAGACCTTATCAGGTGTACATGGAAAGTTTCTACTATACTTAATAGATGAGTCAGGTGATATACCTCCTGAGATAGCTAAAGCTGCAGAGCAGGGACTAGGTGAAACACTCCAAAGACCTGGAGGCTTCGCTAAAATACTAACAGCAGGTAATCCAATATCTACTTCAGGACTATTGTATGAAGCTAATACTTCAGAGAATTGGTATGTAATTAAGATTACCTCAGATCCAGATGACCCTAAACGTACTCCTAGAGTATCTAAGTCGTGGGCTGCAGAGCAAATACAGAAGTATGGTAGGGATGATCCCTGGGTACAAGCCTACATCTTAGGCATGTTTCCAGATAGCTCTATCAATAGTCTTCTATCTCTACAGGATGTTGAAAAGGCTATGGATAGACATTACTTAATTAAAGACTTTGGTCATGCTCAAAAGAGATTAGGAGTAGATGTAGCTCGAGGGGGCATGGATGATACAGTCATTATACCGAGACAAGGCCTTGCAGCTTTTAAATACTCTACAATGCGCAATGCTAATGGACCTGAAGTAGCTGCAAGAGTTATCCAGGCTAAAGTAAAGTGGGGAGCAGAGCTAGAATTTGTAGATGATACTGGAGGCTTTGGAGCTTCTGTTATTGATTCAATGGTACTAGCTGGGCATAACCCTATAGGTATTCACTTCTCATCTAAAGCTACTGATGTCAGGTACTTCAATAAGAGATCTGAGATGTGGCTCGAGATGGCAGAGTGGGTTAAACGTGGTGGAGCATTACCTAAATGTAATAGACTTAAGAAAGAATTAACCTCAGTACAGTACTTCATTAAAAATGGAAAGCTAGCCCTAGAGGCTAAAGATCAGGTTAAGAAGAGGTTAGGTTTCTCCCCAGATATAGCAGATGCTTTAGCATTAACCTTTGCTATTGCTGATATGCCTGCATCAGATGAATTTCAATATATTAGAAACGAGAATGAGAAGCTCAGATCAGAGTATAATCCCTTTGACAATTTCTAGAGAGTACATGAGGATCAGGATATGAAGGTTATAGAGTTTGATAGGTCATTACATTATGATGAGGTCTGTAAGTGGTGGAAGCAATACGCTGGAGTAGATGCAGATATAGATAACTTCATACCTGATAAGGGGTACTTAGTAGAGCATGAAGGTATTAATCTAGTGGCTACTTGGCTATATGTTAGTAGACCTGCAGCTTGGATCTGCTGGACTATTGCTAATCCTTTGGTCGAGAAAACTAATAGAGGGGTAGCAATAGATACGCTATTGAAACATATTATAGAGTACGTAGAATCAAGGGAGGATATCAAAGTATGCTATAGCAGCTTAGAGATGAAACCCTATACGGAGTCATTAACTAATAAGTTTAAAGAATTGAAATTTCAGGAGTTAACACCACATAAGATATTGATAAGACAAAGGGGATAAAGATGGGGACAGCAGCAATATTATCAGGCATAGGGGCAGCTTTTGCAGGAGCATCAGCAGCAAATTCTTATGAGGCCACTAGGTCAGCTAAGGTAGACGCTAAAGATCAGAAGAGAGACATAGCGGCTCAGAGAGTTAAGCAAGAAAAGCAGCAAGCTGACGAGAAACTTAAGATTAAAGACAAGAAGAAATTAGATAAAGATAAAGCATCTGCTGAAACTAGATTAGCACGTAATGCAAGAAAACAATCAGGTAAAGATAGCAGGGGTAGAGAAGGCACAATCTTAACTGATGGGGCAGGAGCAGCTCCAGCAGCAGGGGCAGCTAGTACATTAGGTGGAGCAAGCGGGTCTAAAAACTTACTAGGATTATAATAAATGATTGATGTTAAAAAGAATTACCTTACTAAGAGACAGAAGCTAGAAGTATTAGAGGCAGAGTTACGCTTAGAGCGTATATCCTTTAGAAACTATTGGAGAGATCTGTCAGACTTTATACTACCTAGAAGATCAAGGTTCTTTACAAGTGATGTGAATAAGGGTGATAGACGTAATTTAAACATCATAGATAGCACAGCCTCAATGGCTTCTCGTACTTTATCCTCAGGACTAATGACAGGTGTTACTAGTCCAGCGAGACCTTGGTTTAAATTAAATACTTCGGATGGGGAGCTTAATCAAAGCCCAGCAGTAAGGACTTATCTATCTCAAGTAGAAGAAAGGATGCGAGGAGCTTTCTTAAAATCAAATTTATATAACGTACTCCCCACAGTGTATGGAGACCTAGGTACTTTTGGTACTGGTTGTATCTTCATGGAGTCAGATCCTAAAGAGACTTTCAGCTTTACATGCTTCCCCATTGGAAGTTATGCAGTAGCTACAGACTCTAAGGGTAGAGTAAATGTGTTTTTTAGAGAGTTTCAAATGACTGTTAGACAGATCATTGACCGCTTTGGTCGTACTAATCCTGAAGACCCTTCTTATATTGATTGGTCAGTGATGACTCAAGCTATAAAAGATCATTATGAAAAGAGCCAATATGAAGTAAGAGTAGATATCTCTCACTTCATCTTACCTAATGAAGATTACAATATGGGTAAGGCTGACAGCAAGTATAAGAAATTTAAGTCAGTATATTATGAGCAAGGCGTATCAGCTAATAACCCTTCACATGTATCCCAGATGGGTACTAGTGATAAGTTTCTAAGTGAGAAGGGCTATGACTTCTTTCCAGTGATGTCTCCAAGATGGGAAGTAGCAGGAGAGGATGTCTATGGTACTAACTCCCCAGGCATGATTGCCTTAGGTGATGTTAAACAACTTCAATTAGGTGAGAAGAGAATAGCAGGAGCAATAGATCAAAAGGTAAGGCCTTCAATGGTAGGACCTACTGGTTTGAAAAATGCTAAGGCTTCTATCTTACCTGGAGACATTACATATCTAGATGAGAGAGAAGGTCAAAAAGGTTTTAGACGCTTGTTTGAAATTGATTTTGATGTAAGAGAATTAGAAGGTAAGCAGGAGCAGATCAGACAGAGGATCTCAAGAGCCTTTTATGAAGACTTGTTTTTAATGTTAGCTAACACTAATAGAAAACAGATCACAGCTAGAGAGATTGATGAGAGACATGAAGAGAAGCTACTAGCTTTAGGACCTGTACTAGAGAGAATCAATCAAGATCTATTAGATCCATTGATAGAAAACTCTTTTAGAATGATGGATGAAGCTGGATTATTACCTGAAGTACCTGAAGAGTTAGCAGATCAAGACTATGAAGTTGAGTACATTAGTATTATGGCTCAAGCTCAGAAGCTTGCAGGTATTGGTAACATTGAAAGACTAGTAGGATTTACAGGGCAAGTAGCTCAGTTTGATCCTTCAGTAGTCCAGAAGCTTAAGTTAGAAGATATTATAGAGAAGTATGGAGAGTTAGCTGGAGTAGATCCTACGCTACTAACTCCTAAAGAAGAGATGGAGGCACTTAAACAAGCCCAAGCCCAGGCCCAAGCTCAAGAGCAACAGATGATGCAAGCTCAAGAGATGGCTAATACAGGTAAGGTATTAAGTGAAACTAGTATGGACGAAGACACAGCATTAAGTGAACTAACTAGTGGAGGATTAGGATGAGTAATAACCTAGCCGATGCTACGCAAGTTAAAAAAGCAGAGCTTAAAGAGAAGGATTTACGTAAACAAGAATTGAATGATGTACGTACAGTCTTATCTAACGCTTCAGGTAGAAGGTTTGCATGGAGACTAATGTCTTTATGTAAATCATATAACTCTGTTTTTGTAGAAGATGCTAATCGTATGAGTTACCTTGCTGGCAAGCAAGACCTTGGTCACTTCATCATGAGTGAGATAGTAGAGGCAGATGAAAATCTGTTACTAAAAATGATGAAAGATAACTGCAAGGCTAAGGGAGCTATTGATGGAAATTAAAGAAGAGATTAAAGAAGAAACGCTAGTCACTGAAGAGGTGGTAGTAGAAGAAAAGAGTGCTGAAGACATTTTATATAGTAAACCTGAGGAGGAGCTATCTAAAGATCTTGATGATAAAACCACAGACGAAGAAAAGAAATTAGCAGAGTCTGAGGATAAAGAGAATCAAGATAAAGAAGATGGGGAAGATCAGGAGAGCGCAAAAGAAACTGAGTACAAACTTGAGCTAAAGGAAAAAAGCCTTTTGGATAATGCTTTTGTAGAAGACGTTAAAGCGTTAGCTACTGAGCATAACTTGACATCAGATCAAGCCCAGAAGCTACTTAGCAATCAAGAAGAGTCAGTTCAAAAGTGGGTAGACTCTCAGTTAGATGAGGTTGAACAGCAAAAAGAAACTTGGAAAGACCAAGTTATAGAAGACAAAGCAATAGGTGGAGCTAATCTTGAAGCTACAGTAAACTCAGCTAGGGGAGTCCTA